CATGCAACTATCGAAGACCCAGGCGGAATTCTGCGACAGCCCGGCTCATATCGTGCAGCTGATGGGGCCCATGGGCGAGGGAAAGACCCATGCCGGCGTTGCGGGCGCCCTCCGCCACGCCCGGCGCTGTGCCCCGACCCTGGACGGGATGCCGCTCAAAGGCGCCCTGTGCCGCGACACCCACCAGAACATCAAGACATCGACCGTCCAATCGATCCATGAAATCCTCGGCGACTGGGTCACATTCAAAGACGACAACAAGCGGATGTTCATCCATTCGCAACCGCGGATCGAGTTCGACCTCTTCGGGATCGACGACCCGGCCAGCATCAGCAAGCTGCAGGGCCCTCAATACGGCATCATCTGGCTGGAGGAGCCCGCCCCTATCCTGGAGCGGAGCAACGCCGGCTTGCCGAAGGACGTTTTTTTGATGGCGATCGCCCGCTGCGGGCGGCAGAAAGGCACCCTGCCGCGGTTGCAGATCACGCAGAACCCCGGCGACGAGAACCACTGGACGTCGGAACTGGCCGAGGACCCGCACGAGTACATGGTGGCCGAGGACGGTACGGTCATCTACAAGGACACCTTCCATATCCGCAAGGGCGACAACATCCATCTGACAGCCGCCCAACGGGCGATGAATCAGGCCGCCTTCAAGGGAGACAAGGGCAAGTGGGACCGGTACGTCGAGGGTCTGGTGGCGTCGGTCCACGAGGGGAAGCCGGTGACCCCGGGGTACAATCCGGCGATCCACCTCTCACAGCGGATCCTGCCCGTTTACCCCCACCTGGACGCCTTCCGCGGCTGGGACGGCTGGGGGCACCCCTGCTGCATCACCGCCCAGTACAACCCCCTCGGCCAATTCGTCGTCCACGACGTCCTCTACGAGGAAGGGATCTACACCGAGGAGATCATCGAGCGCAAACTCCAGCCGCTGCTGGCGCTGCCCAAGTACAAGGACAAGCAGAACCGCTGGCGCGACATAGGCGACCCGACGATGCGGACGCCCGACCAGGGGAGCCTCAAGCGGTCGGCGGCCAAGGTGATCGAGCAAATGCTCAAGACCCGCTTCGAATGCGGACCGGTGCGGCTCCGCTCGCGGATCGAGCCGGTCAACACGGCCCTGCGGCGGCTGGTGGCCGACGGCCGGCCGCAGATCATCCTTTCCGCCTCGGCGTCGCTCCTCCACCGGGCGCTCCGCGGAGGCTGGCGTTACAAGGTGGACAACTCCGGGAACACGCTCGGCCGCGAGCCCGTCAAAAATGAGCACAGCCATCCTGGTGACGCCTTCGCCTCCCTGGTCGCCACGCTGATGCCCTACCAGGAGCAGGCCAAACGCCCGGTCCGCGACCGCGAGGCGGAGCAGCGCCGGATCACCAGCTACGCCGGCGTGACCCGCGTCAGCCGCCGTCCTGGCGTTCCCGGGATGATGTGAGGAGGATGTCATGGCCGCCAAAGGCAAGAAGGACCGTTTTTGGGAAATGCGCGTCGCCGGCGGCCCCTATTCGGATCCGAGCGACGTCCAGCAGGTGTTCAAATGCACCGGCTGCGGCGCCGAGACGGAGTCCGAGAGGGGTTGGAACGGCGAGCCGAACCGGCACCGCTGCCACCCAGGCTGCCCGTGCCAGGACGTGAAGGTCGCCCAGGGGAACCGCAGCACCTTCGCCAGCAACTATGACCGGATCTTTCCGAACGCGCCCGGCGCGGGACTGTAACAAGGGGTGTTGTTGTGGCTGAAAGAACAATCAAACTCCTCCGCTACGCGACGCTTCGGGAATGCTTTCTGAAGTGCATCGGACAGGAAGATCTGTCCGATGCCGACGCCAAGACTCATTTCTGGGTGGGACACAATGGCCGCCGCGGCTACCGGATCCGGGTCGATCGATGGCTGGCCCAGAACACGAAGGTGTGGGGTTGGGCCAACTATCGCCAGCGAGAGATCCACGTCTACGTCGCACCGGACGCAGACGTCTATGAGGTGATCGAGGTTTTGGCACACGAAATCGGCCATTTTCAGCGGCCCCGTTATCCCTTTGGTCATGACGAAGAACGCAAGGCTGAAAATTACCGGAAGGTGACCAAAACGGCAATCTCCATGGCCAGGCGGTTGGCGGAAGGGGGAAGCAACCCATGCTGAAGCAACGGACGAATCCCCGGACGGGGAAAAAAGAATACGCCCTGGTCTCCCGGGACGGCAAGCGGGTGCTGCAGTACTTCGGCAAGGCACGGCCTTCGGCCGCGGCGATCGCCCAGGCTGAGGCCCGGGTGGAACACTACGCCACCAAGGGGAAGTCATGATCACCATCGACGAACGGGCAGAGGCGCTCAAACAGCGGGCCGCGGAAATCATCCGCCGGCAGGACGGACCGGCCGCTCCGGCGGAGCCCGACGAACAGGAGCTCAAGGAACGGCAGGAGGCGGCCCAGGCCTACGGGGAGGAAAACGAGGCACATTTCGTCGACTACCTCATGGATTGCGTCAAGCAGTCGGTGCGCGCCTACGAGGATATCCGCGATGTCCAGGCGGCCTGCTACAACGCCTTCCAGGAGAATGAGCCGCTGAACTACGCCAAGAAGGAGGCCTGGCAGGCCCGGATCGTCGTCCCGAAGCCCTTCACCACCGTTTCCTATGGCGCCGCGGCCGTGCAGAAGGCCTTCACGCCGAAGTTTTTGACCGTCTCGGATGCCCATGTCCAGGCGCACGGAGACTTCTGGCAGAAGGTGATGGAGTACGCCCTGGGGCCCATGGCCGCCAAGTTCCCCACCCGCTATACCGACGCGGTCACCATGTCGCTGGCCGCGGGGATCAGCCAGGAGATGATCCCCCGCTTCGTCCCCGGCCAGGGTCTCGAGTACTGCCTCGTCGAACCCTGGAAGATCCACCGCGACCCCGACGCGATGAGCCGCGAAAACCAGAGCGGCATCTACTGGATCCACCAGGAGTGGGTGGACTTCTACGTGCTCAAGGAGCTGGAGAAGAAAGGCCGCTACAAGAAGGTCGACCGCTGCGTCGAGACGACCGAGAGCGCCGCCGATCCCTTTTTGACCAAGGAGAGGATCGCCGCCCGCAAGCAGATGGTCTGGTCGCGCAGCCCCTACCGGAAGTTGGTGGAGACCTTCGAATTCTGGGGGACGGTCCTCGACTCGAAGGCGAACCTGCTGCTGCCCAAGGGGAGCTACACCGTGGCCGGCGGGCGCGTCATCGCCCTGCCGAAGGTCCCCGAAACGAAGCTGCGCTGGCCGGGGATCGCCTTTTCGCCCATGCCGGACCTGCTGCGCTTCGGCGGCCGGGGGCTCCTGCAGGGGGTTCTCTCGGTATGGCAGGCGATGAACGACTTGATGTGTCTCCACCAGGACTACCTCCTGTGGATCGTCAACCCGATGCGGGAGATCAACGTGGAGAACCTGGTCGATCCCGAGGACACCAAGACCTGGCCGGGCAAGGAGTTTCTCGTCCGCGATTCGCCCAACGGCCAGCAGAACGTCCGGACGGTGGACCAGAGGTTCATCACCAACGAGATTTTGAGCAACCTCCAGTACCACGACCAGAACTACCAGCGCGGCAGCTTCGTCCCGGACATCATTCAGGGACTGCCCGGCTGGCGCAAGGAGGTGACCTTCCGGGAGCAGCAGCAGAACCTCGACCAGGCCCTGGGGGTCTATTCCCTGATGGGGACGAACCTGGAGGACGGCGCCATCGATGCGGTCCATGCCGGCGCGGAGACGATCTACCGGCTGGCCGATTTTGCCTTCTACCGGAAGATCTTCACCCCCGAGGAGCTCCGGGCCTACGGCGTCCGGCAAGATCCGACGGCGGCAAACGGCGTCGCCGGCGTCCCGCCGGTGGACGGCTCCTTCCGGATCTCCGGGATCCAGTCGCTGATGAAGGAGGCCGAGGCGCTGATGAACATCCAGAAGATCTTCCTGCCCCTGATGGGCAACCCCCGTTTCGCCGCCCGGATCAAGCCCTACAAGCTGCTCCAGTCGATCGAGACGCGCACGAACATGCGCGACGAGGGCCTCCTGGTCAGCGAGGAGGAGGACAAGGCGATCACGGCGGCCGAGATGGCCGGCGCCAAGGAGAAGGCCGAGGCGATCGCCCGGCAGATGGAACTGGCCGAGGCCTCCGCCGCGGCCGATCTGGTGAACAAGGTCGGCCAACAGCCGGCGCCCGGCCCGGGAGGGGAACATGGATAACCACGGCGTCCAGACGGATCCCAGGACGGGGCGCCCCGTCGGCCTGGTCAGTGAAGAGAAGGCCGAGCGGGAGCGGACGCTGGAGGCCGAACGGCTAAAGCGACAATCCGAGTGGGAAGGGATCTCGGAGACGGAGACGGGCCGGAAGTTCATCGCCCTCGTCCAGGAGCGCCTGGACGCCCGGATCGCCGAGCTGGTGCAGTCAGACCCCGAGGCCGCGGCCTACCAGAAGATCATCCGCGAGCTGGGCGTCAAGGAGGGGCTCGGCCGGCGCGCCACCAAGACCCTGATGGCTCGCGCGGCGGCCATGTTCGGCAAAAGAGAGACGTAGAACCACAGACAATACTGCGGCGGGGTCCGATCAACCCTTCACCGCGCGGGATGCCCGGTCTGATCCACCGGGACAGCCAAACAAAATGGGACGCAATCGGCGCCGATTCCGATGCGTCCTTTTTTGTTTGGCGAGGCAGGCAGGAGACAAGCGGCCCCCGGGATACGGGACCACGCCGCAGAAGGAGGCACCGATGGCAACGCAAGAGGAAATGCAGAACACCCCCGACCTCGACCAGTCACTGGCGGACGGGCGCCCCGTTTTCGACGGAGCCGGCGACGAGCCGGGCAATGGCGCCGAACCGATCGTCACTGGGCCAACGGGGCCTGACGCGGACAGGGGAAGCGACGACGGCAACGAAACGACCGACGAGGGACCTGAAGGGGAAAGAGCATCCGAACACGCAGCGGGGGACAAGCCTCCGGCGGATCACCGCTTCAAGACCCACGACGATGCCGAAAAGGGTTACCGCGAGCTTCAAGGGAGCTGGACCAAAACCCAGCAGGAACTCAAGGCCGCCCGGGAGCGTCTGACCGCCCTGGAAGGGTCGCAGGCGGCACTGGATGCGGAGAAGCAGAGGCAGGGCCGGATGGCCGAGGCCCTGGCCGTCGTCAAGCAACGGCGGAAGGAGACCCTCGAAGCGATCAACGCCCTGGATCCGGAGGACCCCGACTATCTGGAGCACGCCGCGGAACTTTCGGCCCAGGCCGACATGGCCATCCTGACGCGCTTCCAGGAGGCCACGGCCGCGCCGGCGAGACCCGCCGCGGCCGCACCGACGGGCGAGACCGGAGCGGAGGCGGAAACCGCCGCGGATCCGGCCGCCGAAAAAGCGGCGATCTGGGGACAGATCCAGGAGCAGCTGCCGGAACAGGGGCTGGAAAAGGGCGACCCCCTTTTCGCCCACTTCGCCGCGGCCGCACCGACGACCAACGACAAGGGGGAACGGCTCGACCTGCAGGCCCAGGTGGCCTGGGCGGTCGAGCAGACCAAGGCATATCAAACCAAAATCGCCGGGAGACAGGCCCAGCAAAACGGCGAGCGGCACCAGCACCAGGAGATACCCCTGGGGCGCGGCGGTGCCGGCGGCCGCCCGGGAGGGCAGCAGCCCAGCCGGGAAACGCCGCAGGGCGAGACCCATGTCTCGCTTTCCGACGCGGTCGATCAGGCCATGGAGGCCCGGCGCCTCTAGCCCACAGAAAGGACAAGGACAATGGGAAAGACGTTCACCTGGAAACATGACGCCGAGACGGGCGTTTACAAGTCCCACGGGCTCTCGGGCGAGCTTTTGAAGCTCGCCGCGCTGAAGATGAAGGTGGTGCCCTTCACCAAGAAGATCACCAAATTCACCCGGAAGATGGGGGAGACGATCACGCTGCCCTACTACAAGGCGGCCGTGGAGCCCACCTCGGCGGAGCTCACCGAGGACACGCGGATCCCCATCGACC